GACCCGCCGCTCTTAATCGACCCGCCGCTCTCAATCCACTCACTACTCTTAATCGACCCGCCGCTCTCAATCGACCCGCCGCTCTCAATCGACCCGCCGCTCTCAATCGACCCGCCGCTCTTAATCGACCCGCCGCTCTCAATCGACCCGCCGCTCTTAATCGACCCGCCGCTCTCAATCCACTCACTACTCTTAATCGACCCGCCGCTCTCAATCGACCCGCCGCTCTCAATCGACCCGCCGACTAAAATATATTTAGCCTTAATGTGCCCCTCAACCTTCAGGCTCCCGGCGAAAAACAAGGAATGGTTTATTTCAATCGACCCCTTGACCTCCCAAACAACGTCCAGGCTCCCGGCAGCCTCCATCAGCCACATCGCCCAGTCGGACCGGTTTTCTTCACCGAGGGCATTTAGGATTTCCTGGTAATCCGCCTCTTCCCCAAATCGTTCACTGAATACTTTCCGTGCTTCCAGGCAGGCTCGTTTTTCCGTCAGCCACTCAAGAGTTATTTTCACAGTTGCCATCCTTCCCTTTTTTTACATATGGATTGCAAAATTTTCCCCTCTTAGCGGGGAATATCCAATTTTCTTTTGGGATCGAAGTATATTTTTCTAACTTCATGGCTAATTCAGGAGAGGCGCGACGAGAACCTTGGAAAATTCGATAGATAGTAATAAAAGAAGAATTGGTTTTTTCGGCCAAAACTTCAATCAATTCTTTGTGTTGAATTTTCATGAAAAGAATATTACCAAATTGGTAACGAAATGTCAAGAAAAAAGAATAGTAGTTTTTACCAGCTATTATATGAATATTTTTTAAAATAAAAACCCCCATCCTTTACAGAATGAGGGTCAAGTAAATTTTCCATTTATTTCCTCCCGCCAAAGGTTTTCCCTCCCCTTCCAGGTGGCGGCCCGGTCAGGGAGGGATAATTACAACAGGGCGCGCCGTAGGGCGCTTTTCTCAATAAGGGACAATCCTAACGAAAGACTTCCCCAATGTCAAGGTTTATTTCTTCTTTTTCTTCCCGCTTACTACCGGGGCCATATTTTTATTTGGTTTCTTACCCTTGGCCTTCTTTTTGCTTCCCATGATATTCTCCTTTTATAGTAAAAACTCACGTCCGCAAGACAAACAGGCCGCTACATTTCCCTTTTTGACAAGGATCTCTTCGCCACACTCCGGGCATTTTTCTTTTTTGCCATCTTCTTCAGTTCCCGGCGTATCCAGCGTTTCGCGAGTAGTCTCTTCAGCCATATCATTTATTAGCCCTTTATGCATAAAAAAGATGATGGCCTATTGCTGCCATAGGCTTTCTGCCTCTGGCCCAGGCTGGATGCACATGGATTTCATGGTACAAGAGGGCCGAGGTATTGGTCTTGATCTCCCCGGCCAACATCTTCTGTGCAATATCATAACAATCCACAAGACATTTATCTCCAGCTTCTGAGTCTTCAAGTGCCGCCCCGAAGTCCTTGGCGATCTCTATGGCTCCTGTGTAATTAGGATCCATCTGGTTAGGTATGATCCAGGAAAATTGAGCGTCTTTGTTGCCGGGAGCTGGTGAGGCCAGAATCACGCTCTTAATTGAATTGCCATAGAGTCTACCCCAGGCCTTATGATCCAATCCAAATTTGACCCGGTTAAGAACTACGGACCCCACGGCGATCCGTCCCGCAGTAGGCTCCCCCCTGGCCTCCCGATCAATGTTTAATCCCAAAAGCTCATCGTCTTTAAGATGGGAGAATTGGCTGGTTTCAGTGCGTGTCATCTCAATAACTCCTCATCAATCCTTTTTCGGGTCCGTTCCTCGCACCCCTCCCCCACCAGACACAACTCGGATAGAGTCAACAGGATCAGCTTCAATGTCCGGGTAGTTCTTTCCTCATATAATCTTACATGCTCAAAGTTGGCATCTCCACAACTTAGATCATCACTGATTTTGGTTATCTTTGTGTTCACCTCTGTGATCTTTGCCACCACACTCAGAAAGCAGAGGGCTTGGTTGTCCTTACACTTCTGTTCGGTTATCCTGCTGGATTTAGATAGCCACCGATTCCATGCTCCCTTTCCAATTAAGGTCAATACCACAGATGCAAATACAAGAAACACAGGGTGATTGATAATTGTTAACATCACATTACTTTCCTTTACTTATTTACCCAGTTACCTGGCTTTTTTTAACAGCACCGACAATTGCCAGAATCAATCCATAAAGCTGCACTCCGACAGGAATAACCACTCGCGCCGCTCCCGTCAGGGTCCCGAAATTATCCGATAGACTGGTCAAGGTTTTGTTGTCGAGTTCAATCCCAAAGAATGTCTGAAGTAAAATACCAATGAAGAGGATGGCGGCCCCGATGAATCGTCTTGAGGCCCATCCAGGCTTATCGGTTCCATTCTCCTCTTTGTAAATCTTTCTGACATCCTTAAACTTAAGAAGGACTTTTATGTATTTGATTATTTGAAACATCACTACTCACCACCTTTCTTTTCTTCTCTTATATATTTTACTACTCTAAAATCAGATCTCTTTGATAGTGGTGCTCCTAACGCCGACCTAAACTTAAACAGGTCCTGTAATGCCTCTTCCTTAGTATGGGCACACTGAGACGATGGTTCCCAAGCACCATTTCGTTTCTCTTCGATAACATACATTTTTTTCATGATTTAATTTTCTTTCTATTTCTCCACCACTTCCAAAATTTACGTCCAAGTTTTAAAACATCAACCTTGAAATACGCTCCCGGCGCTTGTTGGGGGTTCGGTCAAAAATGAGGCTCCCCGGGAAATTTAGGCTCTCCACAATCGAGACAGTTCATTTTTTACTCATTTTGGACTGGGGCATTTTTCATCTCAATACTCACTTTCTGGTTTCAACTTTCCTTAATGCCCATCGTAAACATTGTTTTGGCGTTTTAAAACAAGGAGTTTCAACATACTGTCCCTTATAAATAAAAGTTACCGACCAACGTCCTTTAAGAGGGGCGTCTCCTCGTAAAACAAAGCTTCTCCACAATCCCCGAAAAGACTCTCCTAATTGCTCAATCATAGCTTCCATCTCAATACTCGCTTTCCGGGACCACAGTCCCCACCTGCACCCGGTTTCCGAACTGCTGTAACCTACTATAAGTCGGAGGCCCGATTCTGCAACCAAAGCGGTCCTTGAGGTCATTAGCTATGATCGTAATGGTTAAGGCTGGATCTTTGGTCAGCATTGCCTCTGCCATCACTATCTTGGCATCATACCACATCTGGATTTGGCTGTAATAGGTTTCCAGCGCAACTAACTCTGGATCATCCCCAGATGCTGGTTGTCCAACTGGCCAGCCATTGGCCACTTGGCCCAGGACATATAGCACTGCACCTTCCCTCCCCGGAAACCCGGCAGTGTTCATTTCCGTTGCCACCTGGGGCAAGTCAAACAGAATGATAGATGTCGCTGGTATAGGAGTAGGAGTTGGTGTTGGTACAGGAGTAGGTGTGGGTACAGGCTGAGGTACAGGAGTAGGATTGACCTTATCCCAAATCTCCTGAATCGTCAGGCCACAGCCACATAAGGCCAAACATAGGACTAAGATTGATAGTAGTCTAATCATAACATCCCCTCCTTTAAGAGATTTAATATCTCCTTGGTCAAAACCCCCTCAAAGATTATCACCATATCTCGGTCGATCTTCCACTTATCCACCAGATCGTCCGGGGTCATACCATAGATAATGTTCTTAAATCCAGCCCCGGCCATGAACTTCCCAGTCTGCTCATGACAGACTCCACAACCCCAAGCAAAAAACTTCCCTAATCTAAGGGCTAATGGAAGTAATCTCCATACCGGATAGAGCTTCCCGATATCTCCCTTGACAGCATCATATCCCTGAATGAATCTTGTTTTGGTCATAGCCAAGTGTCGAGCAATAAACACCCTATCACCAACACGCTGGTCTAATGTGTACTTATTGTAGGTTGGCCATCTTGCTTCAAGCGTATCGCCTTTATGATTTATAATAACCCCAGCATGGTTGTATGGAGCATCGTTATCCTGGCTCCAAAACCACTGCACGGCTCTCATAAGATTGGGGAGGACCCCCTTGCTTCTGGAAACAAAGAGGTCTCCGGCATGTAACCCGTTTTTCATAGCTCATCTCCTACGGTGTTCTCAACCCACCCACATTAGCCGGGGGGGTATAATACTGTGCACCAAAGGTGGCCCCGCCCTGACATACTGCAGGATCACTACTCCAACTGATAGTAGAGGATTCCAACTCTATCCCATCCACGTTCCTAACTGAGCGCACACCAAAGTAGTAGCGGCCCTCAATGGTGAAGGTGATGGTATCACTGGTGGTGGTAACTGTTCTTAAATAGGTTTCCACCCCACCGGCAACTGGTCTGCTATAGGTCTTATAGCTGACCGTACCACTCACCACTGTCACCGGGTCCCAACTCACTGTAATCTGGTTGGCCGTCACCCATTGTTGAGCGTTAACCGATCCTGTGCTTAGGATCAGGAACAGAACCAAAAGCATCATTTTTAACCATAGTCTCTCTTTCATTTTGTCTCTCCTCTTCTTCTATTTTCATGATTGTTTGCATATACCCACCGATCTCTTCCAGTAGTCGTTTGTACTCGGTTACGACCACCAACTGCTCAAAGGTTTGGGCTTTTCTCTGAGCTACCTCTATTTTCAATCTCAATAGTTCCACTTCCTTTTCCATAGTTCCTCCTCCTATCGTGATAGATTACAATAAACCTTAATCAGGACCAACACAATCAATATAAGACTAACCCACTCACTCACCATAAAACCTCCTCCTATCTTGTTATTTGGGAATGATCCCTTAGATACACAATGGCTTTGGCCATGGCCTTGAGGGCTGTCTTGGCGCTGGCCAGGTCCGTGACGTTGGTATTGATCCATGCCTCTACTTGTATGGCAGTCCAGGTAGACCATCCCGGCAGGGCCTTCATGTCGGTCTTAGCAGCAATCAACACTTGTGCTTGCGCTTCCCTTGCGGCAATTTCCTCCGGGGTATCAGGGATTATCCGCTTCCAGCTATAGGCCCACTTCTCATATCCAGGTAGGATGTTTCCTTGATCGTCCTCTGCTTCTGCCTGTGGCACGTCTATATACTGCATCACCCCTCCTTAATTAATCTCAAACTCAATCTGGCCATACAAATAACAGGTGCTGGTGCCAACCGTAAAGTTTCCAGCCGTAATTGTGTAAATATCAATATATGTTCCCCCGGCACTTGTCTGAAAAAATCCTGGCCCCCAAACACTATTATCGTATACCCCTGCTGGTGCTCTCATTGTCTTGGTAGCTGTCTTGCTGGCAGGAATAACTCTGCGTAAGTTTATGTTTGGTGTACCTCCGATAGTGGAGGCAGCAACATAAAGACTGACGGTCATTTTCTTGCCCATAATATTATAGGCACAAACCACCACGTCTCCAGCTTCCACGGTCCAGGTCATTGAACCACCAGCCGTGTAATCTCCGGCGCTGAAACCCGGTGTGGTCCAGGGCACATACTCCAGGGCACTCAGCACTCCTGCCGTGCCAAGAATCACCCCGGCCAGGGAGCCGATGGTGGCCCCGGCAAAGGTGGGGCTTGCCGCTTGCTTCACACTCTGGTCGAACCAGTCGGCCAGGGTAGGGTTGCCGCTCAGGGTCAGGGTCCGGGCCGCATCCCCGGTGGTGAGGGTTAGGATACGGTCGGCAGTGAGGTCACTGCCACAGCCCAATCTCAGGTAGTGGCTGGCATTGGAGTCGATGAGGCCAAGGGCATTGGCAACGGGCAAATTGAGCAGCCCACTGCTCTTGAGTACCATCCGGTAGTAGGAGGTCCCCGCCAGATAAGTCTGAAACCACAAGTCCCCGGTGTTGTCGGCCCCAGCCCTTACCCCGAACACTCCACCTATGGGGTTAGAGGTCCCGGCGCTGTCCTTGATGTCAAAGGAGAACCCCCCGCCGAACCCGTCCGCCATATTCCCGGAGGTGGCGTGCTCCACCGATACTCCGGCCCTTATCTCATTAGTGAGGACGGTGGAGCGGGTCCCACGGATCACAGGGTAGTTGGCATGGGTGACCAGGAGTGCTCCAGTAAGGGTTAGACCCGCAAAGGTGGGGGAGTCGGCAGTCCGTATCCCCTGGATGGTATTGAGGGTGGGGGCAGAGTACGACAGGCTGGTCCCGATGGTAGCCGCTGCCACTACCCCGCTGGCCGCCTTGAGGATACCGGATAGGGACCCTATGGTGAGTCCGGTGAAGGTAGGACTATCTCCAGTCCCCAACCCCAGCAGGGTACGGAAACCAGCCACACTCAATGTCTCCAACTGCTTACTGGCATTGGTGGATACCGGCATGGAGGCCGTCAGCCCACTCAGGATCAGATTGAGAAAAGTCGGACTGCTGTTGGTATAAAGGCTCTGATCCAGGATGCCCTTTAAAAGCATCTGAATATAATTGAGAGGCCCTATTCCAGGAGGCACCACCGTTGCGGCCTGGGAGGGGTCCGCTGCCCGTGGGACATTAGTACTGACTTCTGCCGATTTATCTGTGGGCGGTTGTCCCATTAATCTTCTTTCCTGTTAAACCTTATTTGACGTTTACTGGGTTGTAGTCTCTGGCGTATTTCCGATTTAAACTGGTTGCCGATTTTAAACTCAGGCATTCCTTTTTCTTCCATCTCCTCGTTGAATTTATGTAAATCTTCTATGATACGGTCTTTCCCGGCCTCATCATCATTCAGGTGATATTTAACCCACCTATCGGCCAGATTTTCCATTTTCCCCTGGGCCATTTTATTCATATTGGCATAGGATTGATATTTGATATTGCTTTCCCCTCTTCTCTGGGGATTGAATCCTGCGGCTTTGGTAGCGGCCTCACGCAGGGTGATTTTGTCCTGCTTTGGTTCTTCACCCGATAAATCAAAAATGGGCTTGCCTTTCCAGGTGGAACGTCCCTGGGTGTATTCCCGGATAGCCGTTTGAGGATTTTTTAAAAAAGTGGGGGACATTTCTTCGATGGCCCTTGCGAATTCCTTATCGGACATCAATTTAGCCCCTCGACCAATTCCTCTACCTATGTTGGTAAAAACACCGAACAGATTTTCCCCGATATCGGCATCTTTTCTGGATAATAAATCATATCCGGGAATTCCTATTTTCATAGACCCGCTGATATCCGTACCCATCAGCCCAGCCATGCCGTTGGTAAAGAAAGGAGACATGGCCCCGGTTTCATCATTAAGATAATCGACGGCCTCTTTTCGCAAGGGACGCATGAAAAGCTTCTCCGCTATATCCATTAAATCATCCAGGAAGGGAATGGCCAAAGGACCGGCCAATAAGGCCATCCAGGCCAGGGATTCAATACTTGCAATTTTCCCTTTTGCCCCTCCGGACTGCCAATTCTGTTTCAGGCTCAACAAATAATTATGCTGCCAGGGTATAAAGGTATAAGCAGCCCGGCCCAGGCTTCGGGTGATGGCCCCTTCTCCTCTGGCAACTTCCGGGAGATTGGCCTTGCCGTAAAGCCAGTGAACATCCAAAACGAAGTCACGAGCCGACTTGAAAGCCTCGGCGGTTCCCTGTCCCTTCTCCCTGAACCAGCGGTAAGCGGCCAGCATGGTATAGGCCCTATTGAACTTTTCCATGCCGCTGATAGGCAGGCTCAAGACCTGGGCCGCTTTTTTCATGACTGGGTTCAAACCGCCCTCGATCCGGGCCGTGGTCTCTTTGACATAGGGATCATCGATGATGCCCTTATCTAAGGCCACCTGGAACATCCGGGCCTCTTCTTGACTCATATTGCTTTTAATCACAACGTCTATTTGGGCTTTCAAAAGATCCTTCTCGGGAAAGGTCTTGATTTTCCGGGCCTGTGGCAAAACGGTGGTTAGGCCCTGGGAAGCCTGAAGAAAGACTTGTTTCATGTTCCCCATAAGGTAGTAGGTGAAAGCCATTCCTCGGGCCTTGGCCGCTATCTGATCCACGGTCTCGGCGTTTCTCAGGGCATCCTTGGCGTATTTGGAGAAATAATCAAAAACCTGGGGAGCGGCCTTGTGGAGCTTCCCCAGTTCTTCGGCAAATTCATAGCTGGCGATATATTTTGTTTTCCATCCCGCGTATCCGGCCAGATATTGATTGAGAACGCCTTGAAGGTCGGTTTCCTTATATCCCTTAATGACCCCGGTTGTGGTTCTTTGGATGCCGTGCTTTGTCCATCCCCTGGCCTTGAGAGTCTCGACCATGGCATTAAGGACTTCGTTTTGCAACTCATCGGCCAGGGCCGCCGTTTCTCCACCGCCTGCCTTGATCTTGTCAATAGCCTGGGAAAGAAAGCGGTCCAGGGAAATGGCATCAATGCCCTGGAAAACCGATTCCGGAGTCTTAGTGACTTCTCTGTATGTGGCGGTCAGCCCTGCTTTTTGATGCTTCTCGACCAGGGCCTTAGCCCCGGCTATGGTTTTGGCCTGCTCATAGGAGATCATGTTTCCATCGGCATCTTTAGCCGACACCCCATAATTTCCTGGTTCCCTGACCCTGGGAAAATAACCTTTGACCTTGCCCATTTCATTCCTGAGTTCGTTGATCTTGGAAAGGGGCTTTGTCAATTTCATCATGGCATCTACAAAACCGGGATCGTTTAAGATTTTATCATCCTTCGGCATCTCGCCCTCATGGGCAAATTTCTTTAATTCCTGATAAAAAGGCTCGCTCCGATATTTGACCAATTGGGCATCGACGAGGGTCGTTCGGAAATCGGCGTTAACCTGGTCCAGCACCTTTCTGGCGGCCTTATAGGCTTCGATCTGGACAGGATTCAAACCGGACTTTTTCAATCCTTCAGGATTACCGGAAAGGTCAATTCCCTGAGCATCCCATTCGATAATCTTCTTTTCCAGGTTCTTAAGATCATTACCTTTTAATTTAAAAAAAGGTTCTGCTCTACGTAGAACATTGACATAATACTGATTCCGATTTTCATCCCGGCGAAGTTGGACATCAACCACCGGTTTCGCTTCCGGGTGAGCCTTAGCCATATACCAGGGATTAGAATAGATGCGCTCAAGAAGAACTTCGTGCTCCTTAGTAATGGGCAGATGCTCTCTGAGGACCTTCAGGGCTTCTTTGGGGGAAAGGCCGGCGTGGAGATAGGTGGTGTCGTCGGTCGGAACTTCCGGACCTCCGAATTCGGGAGAGACGATTTTACCGGGTTTTTCTTTTTTCTCTCCTCTTAGAAAAGCTCTGCTTCCGGGAACATTTTCACCTTCAAGGGGGCCTTTTGGAAATGCGGGGGTTCTGGTCGGGCCTCGTTCTCCGGGTTGAACCCCTCCGGCTATTTGCAGAGCAGGAAAGGGTTGGGCGCGGGTGGGCAGAATTTTACCACCTGCTTCTTTGGACTTGATCTCTTCCCGCCTTTTGATCGGAGTGACTTTGGCAGGTTTTGAAACTACTTCCCTGCCTTCTCCCGGCAGGGTGGAGCGGTTAGGGAGTAATAATACATTTTTTTTATTGAAAACAAGATAAACATCAGAAGGTATAGGTTTCTCACCAGGATTATCAATGACATTTTCTAAAATTATACTATCGTGGCCATCTCTTATGGCGTCTTCGATTAAAAATGGTTCTTCAAAAACCTCATATGCCATTTTCCCTTGAGCATTTATCTTTAATGGATTTTTAATATTTATATAGGCTTCATAGATTGTAGGATTACTCTTTGCTCTTGCTTCTTCTGGAAATTTTTCAAGAAAATTATTATTAAACTCGCCTACCTTTTCAGAAAATTCTTTATTTATTTTTTCATAGCCATCTGAGTACTTTGCATATAATTTTTTATTGTCAAAAATTTTATCTTCGTTTCCGCCGTTGTTTTTTATAAAATTATCGTGATATTTTTTTAGTTCAAGACTTAATTTATTACTTAGATCTTCCTTTTTTTTAAATGTTTCATTAAGTAAGCCATAGGATAATAAGGAAGTTTCTCCCTGAGCATATTCAGAATATTCTCTGGCAACATCATGTGAGTCTGTTAAAAAAAATCCCATTTTAGCAGAGTCGGCGTTTGTATTTTTACCTAAAAAACTTTTATTTATTTTTTGAAATTTACTTCCAGAACCATGATAAAGAGTACCCTGAATAAGGCTTTCTTTAAACGGATTCCCACCCACGGGCAAAGGGGTTTCTTGAGGTGGTATTTCGCCCGGCCCCTTTTTCAAGGACATAGATGGAATTTTAGCAGGTCCGGTTTTCGGCTTCAACTCTGGATAATCGGCCAGGACGGAGGCAGGAAGTTTTCCATCCTGAATCATGTTGGCAAGTTTTTCATTAATGTTCTTCCCCCGATATGCCATAACCTCTTTATTATCAAAAAGCCGTGCTTTATATCCAGGAGCTATTTTACCTTCCACAAAATGAGCTTTTTCATGATCAATAATATCCATCTGGTCTTTTGCGCTATGATCGAAAAAGGCATCTGTTACCATAATGGTTCCGTCAGAATTGGACCAAGCAATGTGTTCTTTTGCATAAGCAGGAACATTTTTTTGATATTTGATCCCTTTGGGTAAATTGTCCTTGGTCATTTCCCAGGGCTGTTTGGCCTCTGCCTTTTCTTCAATGACTTTCTTTTCCTTTATAAATTTATCCAAAACAGCATCCGAGGTCTCCTGAATCGCTTTACGGTTTTCAGCAGGGCTCCTTGGTTCCGATTTAAGCCAATTCTGATAAATATCTTCTGGAGGAACGACCGGGGAGGTGGTCGGGGCCTCCCCGGCCTGGATGGGAACAGCGGGGGGAGGTGGCCCCGGTATCCCACCTGGAAGACCTAATTCCGGGGGAGGCGGCCCCGGAGGTAAAGGTCGGCCTTCCGGAAATCTTACAGGAGGATAAAATGGTCCGGTCTGTTCTATGACATTGGGTTCATAGGGTGGGCCTTCAATGGGCGGTCTTGGCGGTGGATTTAATTCAAAGCCCTGACCAGGAGGAAGGGCCAGTGGTCCCGGCTGAAGTCTTTGGGCCATATCCAGGCTGAAAGGTTGATTTTCGCCCGCTACGGTCCCCATATTTGGGTCTCTGGTCCGGAAAGGGTCAACAGGCTCTGGCAATGCTCCCCGCATCTCTCCGGGTTCCTTAAAAATTATATCGCCTAATCCTTCGGGTTGGGCCTGTGCTCCTTCGCCCACGTTTCGGGCGGTCCTTGCTTCTTTTTGTAAATTCGGCCATCTTCTGAGAATTTCGCCCTGGGTCATATCCGGATTGTTCCGGATTACTTCATCCAGGTTTTGGAGCATCAAGCCACGTTCCTTGATAGTGGCCCTTCGATAGATATTAGATTCCCTAACCGCCTGAGGGATATCCTTCAGGTGCGGTAAGCCCTCGAACATGGCAAAGAGGGCTGCATTTTCCAGAGTCTGATCAACTTCACCTTCTCCGGTCAAACCTCCGGCGATCATGCCGGCCATGATGTTGCGGTAAACGGGTCTGGCGGCTTTGATAATGGCGGGGATCTCAGACACTAATTTCCCGGCTGATAAGGCAATCCGAATGGGTCCAGCGACTGAAGCGATCCCGGCCACAGTATTTCCAAATATTTCTCCGATATCGGATTCTGTTTTGACAAGGCGAGGCATCCCGCTTGCGTCTGGTTCAATGGTTACGTCAGGCATTTTACCGACATTTGGTTGCCAATATCTTGCGGATTCTTCCAAGGTTTTGGAAACGGGGAAAATCTCACGCCCACTTACTCCGCCTTCAAGTAGGGGAGTAAAAGGGGCGGTAATGGCCCGAATTCCTTGAACGGCTCCATAAGGCACCGCTTTGGCCACTTCCCGGATCGTCCGGCCAATTGTCCTGGGTTCGGGCGTGACCGGGGCATTCCCCAGCCCGGTCATAAGCTCAAGTGCCCGGCTGGGATTGGTGGCCAAGTCCAAGAGATCATCGTCGATGGCCGTATTTTGGACCGCCTGACGCCCTGGTTGGGCCGCTGAGGGGGGTCTTGTTCCGGGTTGGATGTTTGTATCTTCTCCAAAAACGGCATCTCCCAGGCCCAGGGAGGGGCTTGCTTCTTCGTTTTCGTAAAGCAGATCGCCTAATCCCATTTTACAATCCCAATTCCTGACCCAGGCGGTTCAATTCTTCCCTGGTCCAGCCATATTGATTCTTAAGGGTTTGGGCACGTTTCATGATTTCGTTTTTGTCCGTTATGCCCTTCATGTAGGACAGGCCCTTTTCGATGCTTCTGGCCTGTTGACCCTGAGTTCCGCCTTCTTTCTTCAAAATCTGTTTTTCCCGGCTTTCGAGTAGCTTTAAATGCTCAGAGGATGCCTGCTTATCTTTTTTTGACAGCAGAGTGTCATGAAGATCCCGGCGAAGACCAGTTTTCTCCTGTCTGATAGATATAAGCTCCTGCTGGTCCTCCTTGGTCATTTTGCCCTGGCCGGCCAACTCCTTCTTGTGAGCCTTGAAAAAATTAAGCGCTAAAGATTGATCCTGATGGGCCATATTATAAGCATTTTTTGTTTTTTCCTCAGCCAGATCCCCGGCCTCTTTGATCTGTTTCTGTAGTCGGTTATATCTAAGGGTAGAATCCGCTCCCATCTGCTTGGGACCATAGGTTTCATAATCATAAATAAATTGGGCGTTCCCTTCCTTCAATGGATCTTCGGCGGCTTTTCGTACTTCAGCAGGATTGATTTTAAGGGGATCATTCCCGCCATAGTTTTGTTGCACCCGGAAATTCCAGAATTTATCAAAATCTTTCTGGTCCGTAAGGTCCTGGTCAGAAGGTGGTTGTCCGGGATAGGGACTTTCCTTTTTGGTTTTTGGCTTTTCCAGGCTCGCTTCCGGGGGACCTATTACGTTTCCCCATTTTCCATAACCCTTGGTTTTGGCCTGAGCGGTTTCTTCCGGGGTATCGGCCAGAAAATCAAACTTTTTCCCTTCTCTGGCCCATTGATCGGCTGTACCTGGGAGGTTAGTGGCGTATCTTGTGGCCGGTGGAGGCGGCCCCCCAGGCATCATGCGGCCCAGGGTTTGGCCTTCATCAAAAGTCAATTCTTCTGGATTGACTCGAAGATTCATGTCCTCCGGCGTTCCATTCGATGATTGAATCCAGGCCCGGTTATCCCTGATATATCTCGGCCCTTCTGGAGTTTGAATCGTCACAATATTATCATCAGGACTGATCCAGGGGGCGTTTTCTGACCCCACGGGATTTTCTTCCATTTCATCAGGAAGAAGGTTCTGTTTAAATTGCTGGACTGCTTTTCTAAGTCTGGCCATCTTCTCTCCTTATACCAAACTGGCAAGGTAGGCTTGCCATTGATTTTGGAGGCTTTGGTTCGCTGCGGTGGCCGCAATCTGATTAGCCTGCATGGTCTGATTAGAGGCAATCTGATTAGCCTGTAGGGTCCCCTGTACCCCGGCCTGATAGGGGACATTGTAGATACCGGCAGCAGAAGTTAAGGCCCCACTCATAGCACTCTCCAATCCCTGCCCATACCCGGCCAACGCCTGCCTTATTGTCATGCTTTTGACATTAGGGTTATCATAAACGCCCTGCTGGACATCCTGTACCGTATTGCGGAGACTCCGGACGGCGGGGGCGGCGATCCTTTGGGCCATACTTTCCACCTTGCTCATATCGTAGGCGGGCACTCCCCCTGGGGTGGTGGTGCCGGGGGTGGTGCCTCTCAATGTTCCCTTTGACCCGAAGGTGGTCGTGTTGGCAGGTAGCGTTGGAGCCAATCTGCGATTCACTGATCGAAGAGTGTTAGGAGAAGCCCCCGGAGCACCAGAAGAGGAAGGGTTCAACTGCTGAAAGGTATTCATCCAATTACCCAATTGGTTAGTTTGGGCGGTCAGCGCTGCCTGCCCCTGGCCCCCTCCGGTTGGATTGGTCAGAAAGGGGTAGAATAAATTTTGTGGTGGTTGAACCGCTTGAACAGCCATCTCACTTCTCCCTTCGATAAAAGATACTTGGTTTCTCCTGATAGTCACACCCGGAGCATTCAATTAATCCTTCCGGTGCCCCACAACAGACTGCCATCTCATAGAGGCGCTCCCCGCACTTCGGGCAAGGGGGGTCTATCCAGGTATAGGCGGTCCCCGGAATGGGGTCACGCTTACTCCCCTTCTTGAGCTTGCTCAGATCCATGTCTATAGCTCCCCCCATCAACAACAACACGTGTTATCTCAAATTCCGATTGGGCTGACAAATACCCTACTATCACTTCATTTATCCTACGGATAGCAGCGCGGAAGGCATCCTCACCAGCCTCCACCTCTATTAACATCTCCACCCTTCCATTAAATAGAACTTTCATGTCCCCTCCTCAGTTCCTTCTCCCAATCCTCAATGGACATCTCACTATAGAGGACCGTCTTACATTCCGGATTCTCACACGTCAACATCACCTGGTAACCCTCCGGATTGGGCTTCAGGGGCATGAACATAACGTCATTGCCGCAGTCCGGGCATTTGGGACGGTCATATTTATCAAATAGAGCCGGAGGGCGATTACCGCTTATTGCCGTACTGATCCATATTTTCCTGTCCTGTTCGGCCAGAACTTCTTGGTAGAGGGTGAAGGCATTGGTGATATTCCCCTCGGTCAGGTTGATAAATATCTTCCTGGCCCTGGCCACAGCCTCAATCCGGTCTTGAAACTCCTCTTGGTTCATTCGGTTCATAATCCCCTCATAATAGCGCTGCCGGGCAGCACCCACCAGCTAACATGGCCGCTGTCCGTTTATCATAGGTCCCTGGGGAAGGCATATCCGCACCCGCAGGGGCACAGATCCCCCCAGGTGCGCCATCTATTACGGTGGCCTCAGTACATATGTCCGGTCCCGCACCAGCATCACAGGTACAGGGAGTGCCGGGGAGAGGATAACAACAACAATTCGGATATCCGCAACCATCACACTCACAGCCATTGCAGGTAGAAGGTCCGGAATTTAGAGTCCCACTACATTTATAGGAGTTGGCCAGATAGGTCCATGTGCATAAGGCTCCCGTAATAGCCGTTACCCAGTAAGCAATCTCATTCCCATCCCAATCATTGACGGCCACATTAATACTGTCCATCAGCGCCCCACTGCTACATCTCAATTTTATGGTGGGGTTAGAGGTACAATTGGCATTACTGGCCGGGGCCGTATACAACCCGGTAGCGGTATTGATACTCCCCCCGCCCGTGACTTCCCAGGTATAAGATGCCCCCGGACTACCATTCACTATAGAGAAATCCTGGCTCTCCCCTACGCTCATCTGGAGGGAGGTATAGCCGATGGTGGGAGTCCCGCACTGGGCGCACTCACTGGGGTCCTTGGCAAATCCAAAACTGACACAGGAGGCCCCACTCCGGGTCCGCCACCCTATAGCTACAAAAGAGGCGGAGGGTCCGGGACAGAATACCCCTGTACCACCTCCTACACTTATGGTTCCTTGGTCGGCATCCAACTGCATCCCAGTAGAACTACCGCCCCCGATGATGGGGTCTGAGGGGCACACCTGGGGCAGGGGAATACTTACACAGGGGCCATTGGGGCAAAACTCAAAGTTCGGTGGTCCCCAGCACCCCGTACACCCCCATCCAGGACCAGGGGGAACTATCGGGTTAGTAGGGCCAGGAGAGGGACTTGGCGGTCCCGGAGGTCCAGGTGACGGCCCCGGTCCAGGGCTGGGAGTAGGGACCGGTGGGGTGCCCGGTAATCCCGCCGACTGCTCCATATCGGCGTAATTCGGTGCCCCATAGGGCTTCTTAAATTCGCTATGCGCCATAAACTGGCTAAACGACCTCATCACATATTCCAGCGCCCTATCCGGGGTGCGCCTCATCTTCTGCACATACCCCTTACCCGCCTGGGCATACAACCGTATCCCGTGGGTTACGTTAAGTTGAGGCGGTTTAGGATTTCTTATTGTCAACCTGGATCTTGATCTCCGGCTCTTTAAATTTCCTCCAGGGAGGAGGGGTCAGTTTTGGTTCATTCCCTATCTTTTTGACTTCAAAAAATTGCTGTTTCCAGCCTTTGATTTTTAGGTCATTCATCTTACCTCCTAAGCATTTATTTAGGTAACATTTTTTGGAGAAACTATCTCTATTTCTACAACCTTTTTCCCGGATTTCCATTTTAACGTATCCAAATAATCCTGGGCTTCTTCTCTTGTTTCGAAACCAAACGGTTTCTCCTTAAGGAATTCTCCTTGAACCACAACTTGCAATTCAATTCCACTGCTTCCATGACCATAAGTCTCATGAACTTCTTCGGCAATTAAAAATATTGATTTCATTTTTTCCTCCTTACTGATTCGGTTCAATAACCGGGACTAATCCAAAATCCTCCAACAACATGGATTCGCTGACCGTATTATGAGCAATTTTCAAACTGACGTGATATCCCGTCAGATCGAGATTAAAAAGATGCCTTCTCTGGGTCCGGTTAGTGACATCGGCGGCCTGGGAAAGAGTTTTGGCCGTTTGGGCGATGCTGTTAATATAAGGGGTCAGGGTGATATCCCCAGTCTGGGCCTTAATCCTCAAAAGCATTTCCCGGAGTGTAAAAACCAGACCTTGAAGATCAACTTCCAGGGTGGCATAGGCATTTACCGCCGTTGAAACGTCATTGGTGCCTGTGTTCAGCAGGTAAACCAGACCATCGTCAATCCCACCCCCTACCTGGACTACCGGGACATTCCCACTTCCTGCTCCCATTTCAATAGCACAGGACAACTCCTGTCCAAGATTATCAAATCCCCAGGTTTTATCCACAAGGTCGAAAGCAAGGAACACGTTAGGGAGCGTTGCCGAAGAACCGGAAACAAGTCCGATTCGTATGCAGTTGTAGGTGCTATCGTAGGCCAGCCACATCTCTGATTCATAACCCCTCCTGATGCATTCGGCCTTGGTTGGGTCGAAATAGTTCTGGATGTCGTCTGAGATCAGGGAACAGGTCAGACCGTCGCTTACGTATACGCCGTAGCGGGACAAGGCGAAGGCCAGAGTCTTGATCTCTTCGTCTGTGGCAGTAGAAGTTAATACACCATCCACAATCACTACACTCTTCGCATTCATCGCCCCCAGGCGAGAAGATAAAATAAGTTTCCCATACGTTATGGGGCTGTATCCCTCCAAAAGTGTTAAGCATCCCCCTTCCTCTCCTCTCTCTTCCTGCCAGACCATTAATTCGTTATGGAATTTCTTCATGGCCGTGACTTTGTGCGCTCGTCCATCCCCCACCTGAATAATTCCATAGTCAGTGCCATTAAGGCCAGTGGGGTTATTTTGGGCCGTGAGATAGAGATAGTCGGGCCAGCGGTCGAAGCTGTACACCCCCCGGCCCTTCCAGGCGGCGTTACATTGGCCTATTCCCAACTCCGTGATATCGAACCAGGGGCGATATTGAATCCATATCGCCATCCCGGCTGTGAGGGTCTTATCCACTGTAATCTTGTACCAGTACATATAGACATTGGCGTTATTGAGATTGAGGGGTTGTTCACTGGTGCTCCGGGCTATTCTGATCCACCCGGATTGCTTTAGGCCCCCGGTCCCATCTGTATAGCTCCCCACACTTACCCAGGCCGCCCCCGTCCAACGGGAGAAGGCGTTGATGGTGGTGGTGGCGGTGGCATTGGGTATTTGGCCGACATCAATAAAAACAGCCTCAATGGGATCGGCAGTGGCAAAGTACACCACATCGCTGCTGGTCACATCCCCCACCAAGATAGCTGCCCCTCCATAAGTCTGGTAGGTGGTAGTGCTGGCAATATATACTTGAGCCTCGATGGCATCCAGGAGCACCCCATTCCAGATATTAGAGAGACTTTGCACATTGGCGGTGTATTCACATTCGGCCACAGAGGTCCCGGCAGTCAGGGCGGCGCTGAAGGTGATTTTCAGCCAATAACCGCAACGCCCATACATATAATAGGGCAGGGCATCGGCGGGGGCTGTCCACTCTACCGTTCCGGTTTGGTGGAGGGTAGCCCCGGCCACCAGGGTATTATCGGTCTTGGTCAAAGCAGTCCAAGCCCCATTCCAGTAATTTACCGCCATGGTGGCGGTTGCCGCATTAACCGTCCCTCCCATGGTGAATTTCAATCCGGCGGGCACTAAGGGGCAGAAGACACACAGCGCATCTGTGGCATTGGTGCCGATGGTGCCCAAGGTGCCTACGTTGGCAGCAATAGCATCGCTTATTTCATCGCTATAATCTTCACCAATGCCCGGTACATCGGGCAATGCCGATGCACTCTTGTAGACCACGAACTTTCCGACATAGGCCAGCGTTCCCGGCCATAATTGGTGCTGGTCAATCCCATTACTGTGTAAAAGCATATCTCCAAGATTTGACCAGGCCCCCGGTTTCTGGCCGGCGCTGCCACTGAAAATTTCCGATCCGAAGGCCCCAGTGGTCACGGTAGGTGGTAGGGCCGTGGCATCATGGATATCCCCATCGCTCCATTGCGCCAGGAGGTGGTTCTCACTCCTCTTCCCCTTACTGAACCCGTAGAGGGAAAGAACCTTGTTGGTGCTGTCCGCTGTGGTATGAAGGGCCGCTTGCCCCTTCCTCTGCTCGAATCCGGGGTGTCGCTGCCTGATATTCTGAATCCAGGAATATTCGCCGGATTGAAGTTGACCGACTTCAAGAGCCGTCTTAGCCCCGCCTCTAAAGGGAATGGCCTGCAAGGGGCCGTTGTTCATCATTGGAATAACTCCGCAATATCCTGATTGGTGTTAAAGGTTCCCAAAAGGCTGTTCAAAGTCTGATTCAAATCGTCGTCAAAACTGGCCAATTCAATCGGAGAAGGCAGTTCCCGGCTCTGGGGTGCCTGCTTCATCAGGATTAACGCTTTTCGGGAGATGAAGGGATGAAAGGCTTCGGGCAGTTGGGAAACCGTCCCGTAGTATTTAGAGGCCGCCCAGGTATTGGTCACTGTCGCCACTCGTGCCGCAGAATAATCACTGATGAGGTCCACCGTGGCGTCGGTGATGTTCTCGATAATGACATTATTGTAATAATCGGCCAGGGCCTTAGATGTGGTGGCCAGGGTGGCGCTCAAGGCCCCTCCGGCAGAGGTCATGCCCTGGGTTAATTCCACGGGCCGGTAAACATAATAAAGGGTCATGACTTCGGTGAAGGATTCCTGATCGATATAGATTTGACCTCCCTGCCAATAATAAAAATTAGGCGATCCGGTATAAACCGAAAAAGTGGTTCCATCTTTATCCTGAAGAGGTTTTTCGGTACACTTTAGGCCGTCGCTGTTTTCCAGCCTCCTGATTCTGTAGAAATCGGAAGGCATGGTCAGAACGGAAGAGGCGGGGGTGAGGGTGGTCTTTTTATAGAAAAGCTGAGGATCCCGGGCGATGAGAATATCAAATAAATACTTCTGGGCATCATTGATCTTGTTCATGATGTCATCATTGGCAAAGGCCCCTGTGGTATCTGTGGCCTGCATATAAGCCGTGGAATATTCTTTTAACCCTCTCCGGACTTTTTCGAGTATCGCGTACGCATTTTCGTAGGTCATTTCCCTCTATTTCCTTTGCTGTGAAACAGGCTCCTTTTTTACTTCAGCCTCCGGTTTGGTTTGCAGGGCCAGTAATTGCTTAACCTGATCCATCAAATCATTGATGCTACCCTTCAATGACTTGTTCTCGCTTTCCAGAACGGCCATGCGTTCGTTTTCCTTATCTCTGGTGGCATAAGGCTCATCCAGGGTGATCCCAAGCTCGGCAGCGTATTTGCGGACGGCTGGCGTGGGTTCCATATAGGACATCCCCTGTTGCTTCCTGACCACATTCCGGTGATTATGCTGCATGACCATGTTTTTCTTGAAGGCCAGGTTTCGTCTTATTCCGTCCTCGGTCGTCTTTGTCAGATAATCGGAATCTTCGCTGAATTCCAGGACCGCTATTCCTCTGGCGGTAAATCCGTTCAGCAGGTGCCGGCCACAGGCATCATCGACCTTCATCTTCTCCCCATGATTCAGGAACAAAGATTTACCTCCGAACATCATTTCAAAATCTTCATTGGTTGGATTAAACAGTACAATACTCATGGTTCATTCCTTTCGTCGGATTCATCAAAGAAAGGTCTATGTCCTTATCTCGGATGCCTCCCATTATATTGTTTACTGCATCTATAACCTCCCGAGGATCGGGGAGGTAATATTCGATTGGCCTTTTCAGCCGGGCGATTGATTCGGCCTCCACATTCGATGGCCGAAACTGATAATCTTCAAAAGCGGCGTTCTTATAAAGCGCTGCGGCCTTATACCAGGTCGATCCATGCCGGTAGGGTAAAACGTGCTCAGGGTTCTTGTTGGTTGGGATCAGAATGATCCAGTTATCGAAGGCCCCGGCAATATGGATCGGCGCTGATTCGTTGGAGATCAGGATCGGGGAATCCCTGATCAGGGCCATGAGGCCCAGGGTGGAAAGTTTATCGCGGAAGTCGATTCCACTTTGGGGACATTTGACGCCTAAATAAGAATGCTCGGCCCCATGGGTGATCCCAGCTTTTTGAAGATCCCGGCCTATAATCCCCACCTTAAAGTCTGCTGTGGTCAGACCATCAATAACGGCCTGCCACCATTCCACCGGGAAGGTCTTGCTTTCCCAGCCGGTTCCTGGATGAACCAGAATGAGATTTCCATCATAAATATCCGGGCAAATACTCCATACCTTTCCCACTTCTCTTTGTGCATTCGGATTATAGGGTAGCTCTCCTTGTTTATGCATAGGTAATTTGATCTGTTTATCCTTGGCCGGTAGGATGCGTTTTAAGGTCGTCAGACTGATGTAATCAACCGGATGGCTCAAATTGTAGATCATGTTCTGATGGTGGGCTTTGGTCTGATCCGGATGCAAATCCATCCGGTAGACCGCATCCACCTCTTCTGTGGGCACTTCCTTGCTCACTTTGATATCGGAAATATGGCTGAAAAGTTCCGGATAAGTTGAAATGGCGTAAATATCGGCATCCGGATAAAGCTTTTCCCTGATATATCTTACAACTGGCTCGGCGCAAACCTGATCCCCCAGACCGCCTCCGATATTCAAAAACAAAGTGGGGCGATTGAACTTGGAGTAATCAAAGGTTTCCCTTTCGCGGTCAGGGGCGATGATGTAATTTACCGTCTTGCATTCTTCCCAGCGATCCAGATCGTCTTGGATAATTCCCAGGATATCCTCCCCGCCATATCCCGCATAATGGACAAAATAAGAGGCCAGACGACTAACCCCAGTCAGGGAGTCCAGAATAGACATTCGATTGAAATGATGGCTAAGTTCTTTGACCTTAATTTTCCTTTGTTGAATTCTAAGGTTTAAGAAGGTCTGTTCCCCAAAAGAATACTTTTGTTTCAGGATTCCCTCCGGGTCATTAAATAAAGACCTCTGGTCCTGTGAAACGACCATGACCCCAGTATTGAAATAGCTGACCTTATCCCAGTCGGGAAGATCGACTTTATAAACACGCTTGGCTTCGAACAGGGCTACGGCCCTGGGAGAGAACCGGCCCTCATTGAAAACTCCCAGTTTATCTTCGGGAACTATTTCAAAAATATCCGGGGCATCCCTACGGATGATGATATCGGCATCGATCCAGGCCGCCCGCTTATACATCTTGTGCAGGATGCCGTGAAGAGCGAATTTGACCCAGTGGGGCGTAGTCGGGTGCGGATTTTTGGAAAGCACAATCATATCGGCATTGATCCGATCAGTATAAGCCTCAATAGTAGGGCCGGTGATTTTCCAGATGGCCTCGTACTTTTCGCCGATAACTGAGGTGACTATGATGTTATTTCTCATGGGATTAAAATCCCCCGCCTCTTAGGTGTGATCCTTCTGAAAGTCGCATTATTCTTACCTGCTCCGACCGCATTGGCAAAGACCCGCATGAGTTGAATCTTCCCATCCTTGGTACGGTCCCTCATTTCCTCCTTAATCAGGCGATCCCGGCGATGCTTGGTCTTCTCCATGTGAGCCAGAACCAGGTTAAATCGTTCCTTCGGCCCCAGGCGCTCCAAGTCACTTTCCCGGATAATCTCCAATTCGCGCCGGTCCGGTTGTCTGAATTCTTCTCCTTTTTCGCTAACCACTTTCCATATATTCACAGTCCCGTATTTCTCAGTATGGAAGGTAATGACAAAGTGCTGACCATTGAACTTGCAACCCAGGCGCTTATCGATCATCTTCAGTTGGCGCATAAAGGACCGGTCGGGCCTGACATCCTCGATGTGCTCTGTTTTTTCCTCCGGTTTTAATACCACTTTATCCTCCGCTTAAATCACTTTCCCACCTTATTGCCCTTTTTGGTTTCGGCCTTGACAGGTTTTTTGTACGGCTCACCTATCTGCGGTTTCTCAAACTCCGCTGCCGGAGAGCTGGCGGGCAGGATCACTTGCTTACCTGCTCCGCATTGCGGGCAGAATTCCTCCATGGTGTCTCTTGGCTCTCCACAAGACCAGCATTGTATTTTCATAAACCCTCCTCTTGGGATGACAGGGGGGATTTCTCCCCCCCTTTTATGGTTTAGGCGTCGATTTCTTCCCAAACAAAATGGAAGATCAGAGAGGCCGTACCGCCAATGCTGTGGTAGGTCATAACGGACCTTCCGGGGGCTAAGACAATTCCCCCATTGATCTGGTAAAGGTTGACGTTATTTTCAACAACCGTGGTAATAGCCCCTTCCATTGTTGATCCACAGACCCTTAATAGGATCGGGGTGGCGATGGTAGCCCCATCATCGCAGTAGGCCACGGAGGTCTTGTAACCATCACGGGCGCACTTGGCGGTCAGGGCAGCGGCAAATCCTGAATCGGTACTGGTCATCAACCCAACCACACCTTCAGCCGGGTTGACGATATCCGAACTCCATCCGAATTCATGCATAACCAGGAGCTTACCGCTCCCGGTGGGGTTGGCTACTCCCAGCCCGGTCCAGGTGGTGGCTAGGTTGGCGGTCACGGCCACTTTAGCCTGATTGGCCACGGAGAACAACCTGCCCTCCAGAGCGGCCTCAGCCAAGTCACTAACCACCACCAGCCTGCCGGTTTGATCCAATCTCAGCGGACCAATACTTCCCGCTGATAAATTCTGTACTCCCTTTTTACCGTACATAGTCCTTTCTCCCTTCTCGTTATTCTGCCTACAGTAATCCTTCCCCTGTAGGGATAAAGGTCCACATGTTGTTATGCATCACCCACCGTTCGTGGGTGAGGACGGGATAGAAGGCGCTATCCATCACTTCCAGCACAGCCCCCTCGGGTCCAAACACTTTATCCTCACCCCACAGACCGGTAAAGGTCATGGGCGAACCTTGTACCGGGATAGTCTTTTTAGTTTCCATAGATCACTCCACTCCAAGAAGGCGGGGAATTTCACCCCGCCCCGGGTTAAATGGTTAAGCGGTGTGGATCGGGGTTTGAGCAATACCCAGGTACAGCTTATCATTAAGGGCCGATCCATCCGGAGAGGCCCCGGCTGCGCCCCAAATAACCTCAGCGTTTCTGGCATCGGCCACAATGTCCGTGACCCCGGAGAAAGTACATCGGTTATCGAAGTACAGTTTCCGGCTGGTATTAGCAGCCTTGTTGATGGCCAGGGTTAAGGCCGTTCCCTGATGCAGGAACTGGCAATTCAGGAAAATGGCGGTGTAGTCCACCACCGTATCCGTGGTCAAGTCGTCAATAAAATAGGCCGTGGCTTGGCCCCCACCACTCCGGCTTCGGAATAGGCAGTTCTCGAAAATGTTCCAGGCTCCTGTTCCTGTAGAAAACTCCAGGACGGTATTGGCCGCGCTCCGGTCAACATCGTTGACGCTGCCAAAGATGCAGTTTTTAAAATAGTTGTGAGACCCGCTGACAATGACTCCGTTGTAGTTGGCGCTGCCGGCCTGGGTGGCGTTATTGGGTCCGGCGAAAGCGCAATTCTCGAAGCGATTACCCGCCCCGCTGACCGTGATGCATGTTACATCACTGGCCCCGCCAGTAGCGGCCCCGTGCATCCAGCGCAGGTTCTTGAAAAGATTCTGATCTCCGCTGGCGGTCATGAAGTTGGCCATAGTATAGCCGCTGTGGCTGAATCTGGCCCGGCTGTACCCGGCCAGCCCTGCAGGATCCATGCCCAACATATGAGTATTGGATTTATCCCAGGTCAGGGCGGCGATCCAGGCATGAGACCCCGGAGTGACCAAAAGAACATCGTTCCGGCCACTGACCAGGGCATCTTCTGCCGCTACAATGCCAGTATGGAGATTGGATTCAATGATCTTATCCCTGAAAAAGTTGTGAGCGTTTCCGCTTCCGGGGGTGAGCATCCTGATTTCTCCGGCTGGCGCAAAGCCCAACTGAGAGATCACGAAATGAGTCATTAATTGCTGAGTGTCCAGGATTGATTTTCGTCTGAATAACATGATTTTTCTCCTCGTAGTGTTACCCCCGGCCCCGAAGGGCCGGGATACTGGTTTAAGATTAAGGGTTAGGCAGTGTAGAGACTGGGTTCCGTCAGTTCGGTAATCTTGGTCAGGCCATTTCTCTGCTCACATCCCAGGTTGGTGTACAGGCGGAGAAACAGATCCCATTCGTCGTAGCCGGATCGGCGATGCATTTGAGAACCATCAAGATTTCCCCATCCCAAAGGGGTCAATTCATATTTCTTGATTGTTCCTTTGGTATAGAAATACATCTTGTTGGGCTGGGCCATGGGGTCAACGTTAATGGTTACTGATCCATCTCCTCCGGCGAAGCTCAATCGGGTATAACCGCCCCGGAGAACTTCGGGTGCAAACTGCACATGGGGCAGCAGGAGATTGGCGTATTTACGGCGCTGTCCGAGGCCACAGATTATGTCCGTGACCTTGGTCCCACCCCTGATCCTGCTCAGATCGCAGGCATTGAGCATCAGATCAAGTTCCAGTTCCCGGTTGACTCCGCCATTGGTCATGAGATTGGCGGCCCATTTGGGATTCGTGGCCACGGTTATATTCTCGAAGCTGGCCAATAAAGTGGCATCATCGAAAATGCCCTCAATGCCGGTAATGTCCGAAGGGGTGTCAGTGGTGACATGGGCGGGCAGTCTGGACCCCATTTTGACGAAGATGGAGCTTACGGCGATCGCTGCGGTACTATTGGTATAAGCCGCGATCGTCGCATTGGGATGGTTGGTTTTGTAGGTCGTCCCCGAGGCTTCAAAAACCACAACCTTGGTGCTGGGGGTGATATGGAGGATTCTCTGGGCGACGCAGGTCGTTGAGGCGGTGGCCCCGGTGCTGTCGAACCAGTCGCCCAACATACCTTCCATGAGATAGGTGATCCCCAGGTCATTATTGAAGGTCACGGCGTAGGTGGCTGAAGTTGAAGGCGCGAAAGAGGCCGAACAAACACCCACTTTCCCGAATCCATCCCCATGGGCCATACGGTTGGCCTCATTTTTGACGCTCTGGAGAATGTCTTCCATTTCATCGGCCAGGGAGTCCACAAAACTGGCGGTGTCCCCTTTGGCCGCAGAGATGGCTGGGCCGGTCAAACGGATGGTCCCGTAGATATAGGCCGGGTTTATTTTCCCCTGGTCCTTCTGCCCGGTAAAGGGATCGGGCAGTTTGGCACTCTCTAACCGGCCTCCGGTTGATTGAGTCCGGGCATAGCGCAAACCGAAAACATAACCTAAGCCCTTTGGTTTGCGGTCTGATTTTGGAAATTCATTATAGGTGATCTCTGAATCATCGAACTGATTCTGGAGACCTTCCCCGTATTCGTACTGAAGACTCTCGATAATAGAGTCTAAGGCGGCATAAGCGGTGGTCATTGATTTTTATCCTTTCCTGAGCGCCAGGGTCAGCCAAATAGATGATCTAACCGTTCGTGCATGGCAGCCCTGGCGGTTGCCATTGTTTTCCTTATGGTCTTAGGGCTTGAGGATTCCCCGGTTTTAGTGACCGTTGGAATCTTATCTTTACCCGCGATATAATCCTTTATAACCTGGGTCTTGAAGGCCTCAATCTTCTTCTTGCCTTCAACAATCATCTTCTTGACCGCCCTTTTATCTCCAATATCAATGACCGCGAAGGGGTTGTTGACCCCGAAGAATTCGGTAATGAATGGTTTCTGCGATTCCGGAAGGTCATTCAAAATTTCACTCACGGTTGATTCAACCGTCTTGGAAAAGCTCTTCATTTCGGCGTCTGCTTTTTTGGCGTCATAGTCCTGATCTAAGAGCTTCCTTAGTTCCGCATTCTCTTTGTCCTGCCGGGCTATGGTTTCCTCGGGAGTTTCGGCATCCCGTCTTTCCTGCTCAGCCTTTTTCTCATAGTAGGCGGTCCATTCATCAAGCTTCTTGGCCTTTTCGATCAGTTGATCAATGTCCTCAACATCACTGATCTTGCCGACTACCTTTTTGCCGGATTCTGCCAGATCCCTTAAATCCTCAATGGAATCGACATCGTTTTTCTCCATAAGTTCCCGGAGGGACTTTTCGGCCTGACGTGCCGCTATCCATTTTGGATGTTTGTCAAAAGGCAACGGTTTGCCGTTGTCGTCCAGTTCCACTTCGGGGGGAGTGGTTTTTTGCCCCGTTCCATCGTCGGTAGGGGAATCCGACATTTGCCCCTTGTCTTCGGCGTCCGGTGCCGTATTTGCGGTTTTTTCGGTTTTCTCTTCTAAATCTGCCATGTGCTTTCTCCTTCGTTCCTGATCTCGTTCAGTCAACAGGCTGAAAAAGTCAGGCGGTTTAAGGTTTATTCCTTAAATCAGGGCCAAAAAAAACGGCTGTAAGAAGGTAAGGCTCCTTACAGCCGCTTGAATATGCTTTCGTCTCTCTTAGGGTGGCCGCCCATCGAGAGAACCCTGATTTTTAGGCTTGGTTAATTATTTACCTTTCGTGTTGGCGTAAATAGCCCGTTGCTGTGCGTGGGCCTGTCTTAAGGTCATGGGCTTTTTTGACTTTGGACCATGAGGGCTATATACTTTGAATCCGCCTTTAACTTTTTTGACATCGTAGGGCATTTACTTTCCTTCTTCCATTTTAATTGAGTATCCATTTCAGAAAAAAATTGATCGCTATATAGTCGACTCCAAAAATGACAGATCGGCTTCATATTCATTTGCTCTATTTACCAAAACCATCCTTTCTTGGTTTGTGCGGCCTTGCGCTTCTTAAGTTCGGCATCAATAGCGGTATCGCTCAAAAGATCGTCTTCGGTTGCCGGTGGAGGAGGCACAGATTTTATGGCCGGCGCAATTATTCCCGCCGCTTCATCTATAGCCTGTTTTCGCTTTTTAATCAAATCGACGGTGCTTCTCAGGTCAGCCATTAACTTGCGCTCCTTGGTTTGTTTTGGGCTGTGTCGATCCCGACGCTCCGGCCTCGGCTTCTACTGCCATTTGCTGTATGGCCTGGGCCTGGGCTTCTTCGATCATCAACTGCTGGTGATAATCGGTATGATTCATTAAAACCACCTGGGCCTTTTCTTCGAGATACCGGAACTCCGGGCTTAGAATAAATTTGCGATGGCATCCAAAATGAATCAGGTGGTTGTCATATTTAAAAAGAGGATCATTAACGAGAATCGTTATAGACTGCTGTCCGGTTAAAGGATCGGGTTCACCCATCTCAACCAACATAATTTTAGAAACATCACCATTGGCGATAGCCGAATTCTCTGACTCGGCCCGTTCGATATCCACGTTCTCCTTGCCGGTGAAGCCGCTCAATCCATAACGTCTAAGGAATTCGGACCGTATCTCGGGATCGTTGGCAACGTCCCCCAGATATCCATTCTCGGCCAGATTGGATAGAATTTGAAGTTGACCTGTCCGGGTAGTTGACAATCCAGAATCGAGTTCTAACTTAAGATCGGTATTGTCTTTCAGGTCCGCCCCCTTGAAATTCTTCACCTGAGATGTGCCGCCTCTCCCGGCTACCTTAATCAAGCGTTCCTCGGTGTAGAGTTCCTTGACTAAGAGAAGGGCCTTCTTATCGACCCGAGTCAGGGATCTATTCCAACGATCAATATCCGGTGTATGGCCTTGTTTGGCCAAGTCCTGAAGTAAATCAACCTGCACCCCGCTCGAAGAAGCACTGGGAGGTTTACCCTGAAGGATGTTTTTCGGATCTCCCGCAGCATCCTGAATGCCCTGCTCGGCTAATTTCCTCTCGGCCAGGACTTCTGGACCATAGGTGGTCCCTTGTTGAAACACAGGGGCGACGCCTCCGCTGGTCTTGGCATCATAGCGCAAGACCAGGAAAGATTCTCCTTTATCGGTCAGTCTTTCCAGATGAATCTCTCCCCCAGACAGCACCCTGGGCCGTCCTATGGTTTCTCGGTTATCATCCAGGGCCTTGTCGATCTTATTGATCCGATTCTGAGGGCTGATAATGTCGTCCACCCCGCTGTCAGAATAGAAGCGCCCTGGTACATAGTTCCAATGGAAATCGGTGAGCGTATAAAACCATGATCCATTTTCAACTTTGATCGGCATCCGCTCTACATCAATCAGGAGCTTATCCTGGCAGGTGACAAGAAAACGGCCTTCAGGAAACTTATGGTTGGGTTTGGCTTCCAGTTCCCGGTAAATAACCAGATCGTCAAGATCGGTGTCCAGAGCTGTAGTTTCGATCCCGTCACCCTTCCAGGGGCTGACCTGGCCCACCAGCTTCATGAGGCGTCTTTGATAATCCAGACCCCTCGGTGATTCGGCCTTCCCCAGGAGAACCTTGAAGGTGTCCTCCACCCATTCCCTGGGCTTCAGGGTTTCGACCCCCACCCATCTTTTGGCGGTGAGTTTATCGCCCATTGAATCCAGGTGAACATTGAAGGGAATCACATGTTCTCTGACCACCTGACCGGTTTTCATGGTCGTGCCTTCAGGAGTCGTGAACATCTCCCCGGCATCCTTATCGGGGAAGGACCGCATATAAGTCGTTCCTGCTGTGACGGTCCAGATGGCGCATTTTTCTTTCTCGTCTTCAATCTCACCCTCGTTGATCGTATTCAACCAGGTCATAACCTCCTGGCCCAGCTTGGCAGCCTCTTCGTCGGCCCGCTCGTTGGTGTTGGGGGCTATCTTGGCCACCAGCTTTTGATTCAAAAGCATAGCCTTTTGTGCCCTGACGAATTCACGGACTTTATTACAGACCGGAGTGGAGGCTCCAGGAGGCAGGAGTTTGCGGGCAAACGTCCTGGTGGACCTCATATACTCGATCCATTGTTCACCGCAGTAATAGAGGAAATTTCTCCACCAGATCCGCTCCAGCATCATGCGGGCCACATCGTTTTTTACATCAAAGAGATCGTCGATGGCCGAAACGATCCGGCGCTCTTCCTTATGGCCTTTGAGTTTTACGAGATCAGAGAAATTCATTTAGATTTCAATCCCCTGTTCGGGTTCTGGTAGAATAATTGAGCGCTTCAATTCTTCAACGCTGACTACCTTCATGGCCTCTTTCTTTAATTTAGACTCAGCCTCTACGTACTCTGGTAGGGTCTTGGCCATGATTCGGTTTAGGAGTTGTTCTCTTTCTTTCCACCAACTCCTGCGCTCAATTACCTGGGTTATCTCCAAATAAATTATCACCAGGAGAAGTCCAATATTGATATAATCGATCATTGGTTTGCCTCCAGGTGTTTGTTTAGAGCATCCCGCAAGCCCCGCAGCATTTCAAGGTTATAAATAAAACACTCTGTGGACTGTATTGATCCATCACCCTTAAAACAGTCGGCTAAAAGTTTAACGTGTATTTTAGACATTCTCGGAAAGGGATCTCCTTTTAAGGTCACTTTATAAATTGAAAAACCAGGTCCTTCTTCTAATAAATCTTTCATTTTTTAACCTCCTTGATATAGTCACCGATATTTCTATTCGTCCCTCCAGGGTTCCTCCTCCCCTTCCTCAAGACTTATTATTCTGAAAAGCGCCTGGACGATTTCCGTGTCTCCAAATTTAAAAGGCGCTCCCAATAACTGCCATCCTTTCAAAAGAAGGTCGTTGACCTCAATTTGTGCCACTAAATATCCAGATTTTACCAGGGTGTATTTGGTTCTTCGCTCTATCACTTCGCCTCCTTCTTAGCTTGCCTATATTGGGATCTGAAACTGTTTGGGTGATGGAATATTGATTTTAAGACCCTTGGATCGACTATTTCCTGATGGGTTTGAATATCACAGGCCACAACCCTCCGGCGATGGAATAGTTTTCCTTGAAGATCCGGATCTCCGGTGACTGTTCTACGCAGAGCCTTGGCTTTGCGTCCGTTCATTCTCGTAAAATATCCATTCTCTATTTATTTCATCATGTCTTTGGAAAATCGTTTTTGGGATCCATGGATATAGTTTAAAAATCCACAGTGGATGTTTTTCTAATGGGGAAATTGAAGCAATAACCGTATCTCTTACTTTTCCAAGTTCCTTCATCTCCAAACCTCCATTTCCTGCCTCTCTATAATCTCCTTCTTGATCTGATCGAACTCCATAGCAGCCGCTTCGCTGGCGTCCCTGGGGGGTACTTTCTTGGGTTGCACGGTAGATTTCTTAGGACCTTCTCCAAGAAACTTATCAGCCTGAACAGCAAGGCCGGCGCTAATCACACAATCGGACAACTTACCGGCCTCATGATCCAGCTTGCCGGTCTCGGTCCTGATAAATGTCGAACACTCGTCGATCAGAATTGCGTCAAACAGGACCCCTGTCGTCACTTGTAGCCAGTGACGGAGATCGCCAGCCAACTCGTGCTTAGACCTATCGCTTTCCTCCCATCCAAAAACTTTAGTCAGTTTGCCGGTGGTGGTATCAGGTTTTATGCGGATATATAGATTGGCGTTGAGTTCGATTAGGCGCTTGACGGTAGTCTGCCCGGCTCCGGTCCGCTCAGGACATATTAGGGCACCGTCGTAATATCGGGATAGCTCATAAAGCTTATCAGCCCAGGTGTAAGCGTCTATGCGGTTGGACCTGAGCCGGGCAACGATCTGATCGGTCAGCCTGTCAATCACGTGGGCCACGGAATAGGATTCTCCTAATCCCTCTGAGACATCCGAACCCATGGCGTAGCGTCTCGACCAGGAAAGATCGTCATAGGCCTCAAGGCGGTTATAGGGATGTTCCCAAATCTCCAAAATTCCCCTATCGCTTTGCTCAAAATCAATCCTGCCCTTATCGTCGGTTTCCAAATTGCCCTTTATTCCAGCCTTGGTTTTATTGTGCCTTGCCAGTCCATCCCCAAAATAGGACCCGCCCAGGATGGATAAGGCCTCCTCCTCAGTCTCCGGATAGTGCTGAATCACATCATCCGGGTCCATGCCCTGTTGTTCCATGAGTTCCCGAAAATTAAGAGGTCGGTCAGGGTGAGCCATCCAGGGCAGGAAGACACGTCCAAAATCGTTTTGTCCGGCCATTGAGGATCGATATAGATCGCGGACCCATGACCAACCGGGAGAAGTTTTAACACTATTGGCGATTACAATCACCTGCCCATGAGCCTGTTGTATACCGGGATAGCTGGAATTATAAATCGATGAAACCTCGCGGATCGTGTGGGCCTCATCAATTATCAGTAGGTTTGGGGTTTTGGACTCTGCCCCGGTCTCAATGGTGGGCATGGACAGAATTGACGATTGAGTGCCGTCAATCTCGAAAATAATATTTTGTGTGGTTTCTTTGAGAATTTTTTTACCGATGATCCAATCGGGCAGCCGTCGCATGATAAATTTAACCCGGTCCAAAAACTCAGTTGAGTGATCCTCGTTGAGCGAGATTACAACGGCCAAAAATAAAGGGTATTTTAGAGCACACCAGAGTACATAGGCGGCGGCGAGCCAGGTTAATCCTACTTGGCGTGTCTTTAGGAAAATTAAAAGAAGGGAATCTGTAATATGGGGGACTACGTCGGCCTGGGCAGGCCAGAGAGTGAGTTTAATTGGGGCCTTTGATATTTTATCCTCAATCCAAACCCAGAGATTCAGGAAAAGCAAAAAATTGGCCATCGCCTGGCGACGGCAGCGCTCTTGCTTAATTTCTATCCGCTCAACCCTTAAGGATTTCGTCAAGCGCTTTTTCCTTAGCCTCTAATTCGGCATCAGTTAAACTACTAAGACTTCCAGAAATCTTTATGTTTTCAATAATGAGATTTTTTAATTTCAAAGCGGTTTCGAGATATTTATGGCGGGTGGGAAAGTCTATAAATGATTTTTGGTCGGTTATTATTCCTTCAAAAGTTGCCGTTTTAATAAACATTGCTTCCAGCCCATCCTTTAGGGAATCAGCCAATGAATCATCAGAAATCCCCTTCCTATCCATGATTTCAGGAAATGATTCAAGAATTTTTTGGAGCATTGGGCCTGATTTAAATGCGGCTGTTTTGGCAGTATATCCAGCCTCCCGGAAGGCGGTTGTGCGTGGCTTACCTGCAATAATCCCCTTTATTGCCTTTCTTTGTCTCACATTTAACTGTTTTTTACTTTTCATGTTTCTTAAAATATTCCAAAAATTGGAATTGTCAAGGAATATTTTAAAATTGGTCATGCCAGTCCTGGAGTTTTTGGGTTAACCCGTCGATCTTTACCGGTTAGGTGGATTATCTCACACATTTCGGCCAACCTTGAACTTATTCTGTCGTCTACCCTATCTGCAATTTCATCAAGGGTGTAATTGCTTGAAATAAAAGTTAAAAAACAATTTCTATATCTTCCATCAATAACCGTATAAATGGTTGATAATGCCCAATCTGTTAATTTTTCTGTGCCTAAATCATCAAGGAAAAGAATATCAAGGGGTGAATCATACCAAATTCCCCGTTGTCCTGAATATTCAAGGATTTTTTTAGCTGATGCATCCATATCTTTTCTTATCTCTAAGAGCATGTCGGGGACAGAAATAAAATCAAAAGAAGGGCCTGTTTTCATTTCTGAAAATCTATTCGCTATTGCAGCCAAAAGATGAGTTTTACCTGTTCCCCTTGGTCCATAGATAAAAATTGATTTTTTCCCTTCAACTGCGGACTTTATTTTATTTTTAATTATATCTGGGAAATCAGATATTTTAGCATTAAGATATCTTTTCCCGACTCCCGCCTTCAGGCTGTATTCCTGTGCTGTCGAGATTGAAGGTTGTTCCAAGATGGGCGTACTTTGTTGATTTTGATCCTGTGTGTTTACTAATTCCATTTTCTTTATCCTTTCTATTCCAATTTAGAATTGTGAAATAATGGCTTTTATATTTTTTCCCGGTTGATCCGAGGTAATTATTGAGGCGTGACAACATATCCTTTGTTGCCGGTTCTCCTAATTCAATAATAAGATTTTCGTGCTCATTTTTTGACAGCATGACAAAATCGAGATATAATTCTTTTATTATTTTATTCTTTTCTTTCTTATCCTTCTTGTTTGTGTCACTTGCCTGTTCCTTGCCTGTTACTTGGTAGTTACTTTCGTTGTTACTTTCTAATTTTTCTTCTTGGTAAGTATGCCAATTCAATATAGTAATTAAAGAATATTGCCTGCTACTTTCGATGGTAAGATTTTGGAGGTTTTTTAATTTTCCCATTCTTTTCCAAATTGTGCTTGGATTCATATCAAGTTCAAGCGATGCAGAATCCCTGCCAAAAACAAATTGACCCGGGCCTATATTGATTTCAATACCCCCCCTACCCGTCATAAACTTGACAACCCTATCCCGGTAGCTCGCCTTAGCAAGACACCATAGCCATACTTTAAGAAGACCCTCGTTTTTAAAAACAGAGGACTTTATTATTCTTCTCCAACATTTAAAATAACCCTGATCCAATCGGCCCCTTTAAAATAAAAATCCCGTAAGTTTGTCTCGGTTTCGAGAACCGCCCTGGCCTCACGGTTCAGGGAACTTACGGGATTGTATAAAATAAAAATTCCCTGAAGGCCGGGACAGCCCTCGAAATCCTGGTAAGTCAAGCCTTTTAATTACAGGAATCCCTGGTCAAACTGTATTGGATTATTCGTTTCGAGCGATTGACGAGTTTGCCCAAAATACAGCCTCCTGAATCTTGGTAATGGCCAGCGACCTCTCCCGGCTGTCCGGGCAGGTCACTATAATTAATGCCGCCATGTCCTTACAGGCCCCTCGCAAAGAGCTATAGCGCAAGGCCTGATCTCCCTTTGGAGCATAGTAGGTGAAATCCCTCTCCAATCTCTCTTGTTCTGCGTCTGTCATCATGTTATCACCTCCCTTATTTCCTATATAAAATCTTATTTAACCTTGCAATTTTCCCAGATTCCCTTTACACCCATCTATAAACTCCCGTGCATTTTGATACCCATTGATTTTTAATAAAATTAATGCCATGCGGGTTTGAACCGCCGACAATCCTTTAATATCCTTTTTTGTTATCTTAATCTGCTCTTTGCGGGTCATTTTGGGCATTGTCGTTCCTGCTCCCAGATAACTCTATATAATTGCATTAAAAAAGGGGTCACCGGTGCCTTTAGTGAGAGATAATTCCACTATTTTAGATACTATTTCCTCCATCAAAATAATGGTTCCTCTCCTTCTTTAAAATCAAGATTTCCCTGGGTGAACTCCAGGTCGTTACGATGTTCAATGTTCTTTTTTGCCTGCCGGTAGTAGGATTCTTTTAATTCAATCCCTATGGCCCTACGTCCCATTTTGAGGGCCTGGAAAACCTCGGAACCGACACCCATAAAGGGAGTTAAAACTACATCACCAGGATTAGACCAGAGGGTTAGGCAACGTTCTATTACGTCTAACTGCAAGGGGTGGACGTGTTTTTCGTCTTCCTGGTCTCTGGCCGCCTTAAAAGGTAGCACCCTCCCTAAGCGTACATCGTCCCAAAAAGCGGACGCATATTGTCTCCAAATCCAATGCGAGTATCTGTTTTCGATCTGGTTTCCCCTGTAGCCTTTAAATTTAAAAAGCCCTTGAGGTATTTTTCTTTCTCCTGCATATTCGGTTAAGCCTACCGGGTGAGAGATGGGAATCTTATTTTCTCCTTTTTTCCGAAATACCAAAAGCCAATCCGCAGAGGCGACACTACATCGGGAAGAATCCTCCACTATGGTTTTATGGGCAAGATTTTTAGCCATTGTTCGATTCCTAACGCCCAAAGGCTCTTTCCATATAGCATATCGAGCGATATATAAAAAACCTTCCTTATCATGCAAACGAATTATGTCTCCCGGAAAATCTATAAGATGATCGGTTCCACTGTTCCCGCTCGGAACATCCATACAATGAACAGCGGTCATTCTCCCCGGCATGGTGACTCTAAAAATCTCATTAATTACAAATTGGAAATGGTCAAAAAAACTGGCATAATCGGGAGCATTTGATAAATCCCGGTCATGGCTGGAATAATGATAAAGCCCACCGAAGGGCGGAGAATAGACAGAAAACCCAATTTTTTCATCTGGGATTTTACCCATAACCTCGATGCAATCTCCATTGTAAACAGAGTACTGGTCGGCAATTTCTTGATCTAAGACAGCCACGATGGTATTTCCTCCTTTATTGTAAATTCTTTTGTTCTTTGGATATGTAAAGATTCGTTCATATACCCCACAAGGCTGGTAAACATTTTATCTGCCGCGTCGGCTTTGCGTTTAAGGTTTTTCATTACATTTTCTTCGCCTTCCGTGGTAATAATATCAACTTGCACGGGTTTCTTTTGTCCAAATCTCCAACACCGGCGCACCCCCTGGTAAAATTGTTCAAAGCTGTGTGAAGGGAAAAAGGTTACATGGGAACAGTTTTGGAAATTCAATCCCCAAGCCCCTATCTTTGGTTTTGTAACCAAAACTCGGAGATTCCCACTTGCAAAACTTAGAAACATCGACTCTTTTTTTTCATCTGAATCTTTCCCGCTTACCTGTTCGGCTCCATCAATAATCTTTTCCAACAAGTCACCTTCTGGATTTAAATGACACCAGACAATAGCCTGTTCTCCAGTATCGTTTACTCGGGACTTAACCATTTCACAACGTTCTTGTATGGTTCTCCGTCTTTCGTCTCGTTGTTCTTGAAGGTTAATGGCGGGGAGATTAAAAAGCATTCCTTCGGGAGGTTTTATGGCCTTGACCATGTAATTTGTTTCTGTCAACCGAGGGAGGATAAACCCATCATTATCAAAGCCCAAATCAGAAGGTTTTCTTATGGCCCTCGCCCAGGAGCATAGCCATTTCCAAAACGGTATCTCGGCATGACCCTTGAATCTCCATTCCATCTTTTTACCGTGAAACATCTTTATTGAAGAGCTGTTGTTATCGTTTTTGAAAAATCTATTAAGCATATCCATATAACCCAAATATCCGAGGGCCTCACTTGATGTTCCGAGTTCAATATAGTCATTTGGGGCTGCCGTAGCGGTACAAAGTAGTCGGTATTTCATTTTTCTCATAAACTCGGTAATCTCTTTTCGGTATGATCCGTCAAATGACTTTAAAATACTTGACTCGTCAAGAACACACCCGGAAAAATCCTCGGGATTAAAATAATGGAGGCGTTCGTAGTTGGTGACAGTGATTCGGGGCATAACCCTGCCCTCTCTTGATTGCAGGCAATCTATGCCGAATTTTTCCGCTTCCCTGACGGTCTGAGCAGATACAGCCAAGGGGGTGAGAATCAAGACCGGCTTGTCTGTTTTGCGGCAAATATTCTCCGCCCAAACTAATTGCATGGGGGTTTTTCCTAATCCACAATCTGCAAAAATAGCAGACCGCCCTTTTCGGATAGACCACTCCGTTAGATGTTTCTGAAAACCAAAAAGAAAGTCAGGAATCCACAGTGGTTCAAAGCCGAACCCCTCCCCTATTTGTGATTTCCTCTCTAAAAAATCATGGTATTTATTATTTATTCCGTCCATCGAGTGAAGCACCTCCTTAAACAATATGAACGACCAATCGAAATGACCGTGAACCACAAACCGATTAAAAGATTATCCCGCAGTGGAATATTTATTTTAAAGAATGGGAAAATGACCACCTGGGACAAGACGGCCACCCCATAGCCAGCCAAAACATTAGAGATTGATTCAATTAGGCTGTGAGTTTTCTTCTGCATCAAAACAAATTCCCCTGCCGTCCCCCGAACCTAAAGAGCTGTTATTGTTAATTCGGTCCTTGGATTTTTTAGATCGTGAAAAAGCCGGCTGCCATCCCAAGACTCAATTAATTTGTCGTTTTCCCATAGGATTCCCTCGCCCATATCTCCAATGCTTTCACAAGCTCCCGATAAATCTGGCCTGTTTCCCTTGTAGAAAAACAGAGCAGTTACTTGGATAGGCTCATTGAACTCGAATTTAACTTGTCCCCAAAGGGCCTCTTGTGCCTGTTTCTCCCATTTTTTATAGGCATTTGAGGGGAGGATAATGGCGCGCCGAGGGACATTAACCCCACCTACCATAGTGGCAATCTTGGAATTTTTCTTGCTCACCACCGAACCCGGAATGGTTATTTCTATTTTCAAATACTGTTGAACCTTGGTCATCAGTCTCATCACCCCTCCTCCTCTCCTCAATCCAAAATAGGCGGTTCTTCAGCAGGTGGTTCTCCGGTGCCGTCCAGAAAATCCTCATAGGGGCAGACATGCTCTGGGTCGAGTTCGAGCCACTGTTTATTGCCATCCTGCAGGATCTCCAGGCTGAACTCATGGCCGCAGTTTTTGCATTTTATAGTTGGTATGCTCATTATTTTTCCTTTCTTTTATTGCCTTCAGGCGTTCCAGGTTGCGTTTTTCCCGAACCTCTATCCCGGCATCGGC